CTGTCCTTGGTGCTCTTGGTATGCTTGCTAGGCTTATACTTACTGACGAGAAGTACGAGATTATGCGATGGTCTAGGATGGTTCTGGCTGGTGCTATCGTTGGGGTGGTCTGCTACTTCTCCCTTGCTAACGCTGACATAGACCCTTTCTACAAGAGCGTCCTGTGCAGTATCTCTGGCTCTATTGCTCCAGAGGTATTCAACTGGGCTAGACGCAAGTTCCTACAGAAAACCAAATAACATGGCAAATCCTTTTTTTATGGACGAGTATAATCGTCAACAAGAACAGGCTTTAATGGGAGTCAATAAAGGCTCTGGGCAAATTAATCCTATTCAATACTTTGGAAGATATAACCTTTCCAGTCCTCAAGCCGCTGGCAACTTTATACAAACTCCTGCATTTTATGATTTCTGGGGACAAGGCAAAGTTGGATTAACAGACATTGGAGTTAGGTCTGAGTTAAATGATTCTGGAAGATATAATAGTCCTTCTTTAAATTGGTCGTATGAAAAAGAAATGCAATATAACAAGGATGTCTTAAACAGGAGATTGGCTAATTCTAATATAGACCCAGCAGTAGCACAAAAAGCCTACGAAAATTCGTCTATTGCGTCTAGAGCCGCTGGAAGATTTTATACTCAGCAAGGACTTCCAAACTCAGCAAGCAATACTGCTTTCTATTTAAATGCCGCTAACACTCAGTTAGATAGCGGAAGTGTTCCCGTAAGAGTTATTGCTGACCCAAGGCTTTCTAGGTTTTCCATATCTGAAAGAACTCCTTTTAATGGAAACATTCCTCAATACCCAGAACAATTAACTGTTCAAGAGGCATTAACTCAGAACAGAAATACTAATCTTTCTAGGGCTGTCGGTAAAGATTTAGGTGCATCTTTAAGTTCTAATCCAAAGGGAGAGGCTTTTGTTTCTTCTCAAATGGCTTCCAAAGAGTCTAGATATGCTGGACGGGTAAACGCAGATGGTAACATTACATTAATGGGTAAACCTAAAACATCTGTGCCAATGCAAGTTACAGGAAACCTTCTTCAAGGTGCTGGTACATTTATGAACTACGCTAGTCTTATTCCTATCGTGACATCTGAAATAGAAAGAAAGCGTTCTGACTATCAAAACCCTGTCACGCAAGAATACTTTACAAAAGATAAGGTAACTGAACTTGATGGAATTAAATACGACTCTGCTTCTCCGCAACAGATAGCGATGTTCCACCCAGACAACGCAGATGAGCATCCAGAAATTACGGATGAGATGCGTAAGAAGTTTTACCCTAAATGGTTCAAATGAAATTCCTAATCCCTGTCCTGTTACTCTGCGGTTGTTCAACTGCACCCACCCCTACCACCCACAATCCCATTGAGCCGCAAAACAAAGAGAAGGACACCTACATCCAGAAAGTCGAGTCAGTCGTTTCTGACTCTGCTTCTGCCCTTACTGCTGTCGTTCCTGTCCTCGATAAAGGAACTGTCAGAGAAGTTGTCGAAGCCCAAGTGACCCGTCTGTCTGGCATCTCTAAGCCTTCTGTTGCTAAGGTAGAGGAGTTCACCCGTATCATCAAACAGAATGACACCAAGGCTGTCCAGAAGGACAAGGAAGAGGCATCTAAGGTAGACGCTGAGACCTCAGCCCTGTACGCTATGGTAGAGCAGAAGGACTGGGAGATACAGGAGGCTCACGCTAGGGCTGACGGGGAGTTCAAGCAGAAGGTCTTGTGGCAGTTCAGCACCGCTGGGCTAGGGCTGTTTACCGCTGGCTTGCTGGCACTTGCATTTACACCCTTCAAGAAGTCCGCTGGCATTGTTATGGCTGGCGGGATGCTGGCTATGGCTTCCGCTTGGATATTCGACTCCGTGTGGTTCACTTGGGTTGTGGGAGTGTCGGTAGGTGTGTCGGTGATTGGAATCGCTGTCGCTATCTACAAGGACAAGTCCAATAAGGCAACCGAACAAGATGCTAATAAAGAAGAGGAAAGCAAAGAACCCCCAGTCCTGTCTGAATAGTCCGTCTTCAATCTTGCTTCCGATATAATCTCCGAACTTCATTTCCAAAACTCCTCTGGCACAACATCCACAAAAATCGGATTCCTCTGAGGGGCTTTAGCATTAAGGATGTTGAAGTGCATATACTCTTCAGCAGTATCGAAGTCCATCATGTCCTGCTCCATAAGGTGGGCAATGATACGCTCCGTAGAGTAAACTGCAACCGTACCCTCGTCAGTTAGTGAGAGACCAATAAAGGCGTGTGATAGACCGTCAGCCACCACGATTTCTTCATCAATGTCGGCTAGGAATTCTTTGAGCAGTTGGTCGTTAGTCTTAGTCATTTTTGATTCGGTAGTGAGGGATAGGACGGGTAACCAGACCAGTCCTTACTTTGAAATGTTTTACTTCAATCAGTCCAGAATCAACATACTTTTTTAACTTCCTGTTCGCCTGTTGTTCGCTGATTTGCCACGCTTTGGCTAGGTCTGCCCGTGTAAAGAAACCCTTGGATGGCTTCTCAATTCCCTTGTTAAGGAAAGCATCTTCTAATTTCCTAAGTGTATTTGCGTTCATAGTCCTTTGATAGAATAGATAAACTCTTTACCTACACGATGGGCTTGCCAGACCTTCCAGTCGTTGCCTTGGACAAACCCATAAGTCCATCCGCTACCCCACTTGCTGGTCGCTAGGCGGTTCTTAGCGTAGTCGGGGGACTTACCACATAGGCAACCGCCAGAAAAGCCTACAGCCCCCCCGTGCTTGCGAGCGTTGACCTGCTGGATAGAATGCAGGTGTCCCATAATGACAGCACCTTGAGGTTCGGCATAATGGATTGCGTGTTCCTCCACGGCACGGACACCACAGGTATATCCGTGTACGAAGGCAACCTTGCCCAGCCTGTGTACGCCTTCCTCAGCGTGGTAATCGTAAATCTTCTTGCAACCATTCTTCTTGAGGTGGTTACGGATATCGTTCTTGAGGTCGTGGCAGTAGTCTACCATCATACCGCTGGTAGAGCCATTGATAATCTGGTCTAGACGGTCATCGTGATTTCCGTTTAAGAAAATAGAGGGCTGAACACGGGTGATGAATTCCTTACCAGCCTTTACATCAGCAACCAGCGACTCGTCTTCTTCCTTGCGTCCTGCACCCCTGCGGATGGAACGAAAATCGAAGTTATCGCCTAGGTGGATGACCTCGTCTGGGTCGAACCATTTTAGGAATTTGTAAAACTGCTTGGCAACATCCTCATCGATGTGGTCTCCGTGGTTGTCACCTACGGCTACGAACTTAATTAGTTTGCTCATTGGAAATATCAAATGTGTCGTTACGCAAGACCTTAAACTGGTCTGTACGCATATGACGGATGACACCATCCTTTTCAAAGACAATAGCAAAGATATCGTTAGACCAAGTCCCGCCATCCCGCACATACATCAGCCAGCCGTAACCAATGTCGGTGCTGACTGGGATGGGGTTGCGGAATTCGTGAATCATTTTTGGTTACGAAGGTGTTCTAGGTCTTCCAGCGTCCGCATCCAGCGACCGTGGTCGCACTCAGCCTCAATCTTCCAGTAGTTAACCCTGCCCTTGAGTACCTCTACCTCTGCCTTGAGGCGAGCGTTCTCCTCAGCCAAGGCACGGCACTCGATGCCTAAGTTCAGTACGCTCTTGGCTAGGCTAGTCTTGATTGGGTCTTCAAAACTATGTTCGTAGAATACTAACTTAGGGGTGTCCATTTGTTTAAGGGTTTTGACATCAAGGTTTCCCATCGTGCCTTGTCGCTTTGTAGTTGCTTGTTCGCTACAGCGTAGGCATCTTTAAATCTTCCTACGAGTGGGATGCGTCTGCTAACAGGCTCTTTACCCGTAGAACGAACGCCCTTAATCATAGAACGAGTGTTGGTCATTGCGGTTGAAGCCTTCGCTTCTGTAGTAGCATCTTGCATACAGAGAACTCACGGGCTGACCTGTTGTTCTTCGGGATAAGAAGTAGGTTATAATACTTGAGCAACTGGAGGTCGTTGAGTTTTCCTAACTGTTCTTCATAGCCAGCCTCCCACTCGTTCTTGAGGGTGGGAAGACCGTAGCGGGTCTTGCACTTGGCAATGCTTTCGTGGTTAAGGTTGAACCTAGCACCCGCTTGCTTGGCGGTAAGCCCTTCGACTAAGGCGATTCGGTAAGCGTCTAAGGATTTCATTTTACCTTGTATCCGATGTTTTCAATTTCTGAATTGGCAATTTCAAGAAATGATTTAACCTTGCCCCACTTGTCGGTGGGAAAGATAAGAGTTTCAAAGCCAAGGTCTGACTCGACTACCCATTCGTGTCCCTTTAGTGGAGGGTCTAATCGAAACAGGGTTGCTTCTCCACGGAACTTGCTGAGGTTCTTGTAGATAGCCCTGCTGTAATCTGGGATGGTAGCGGTCATAGAGCCTTGGTTCGTACCCACGCCTTAATGGATTCGCTGTTTAATTTTCCGTGAACAAGGTTGTCACCTGCGTCTTGCAGTTCCTTAATCTTGCAACGAGCCTCAGCCAAGTCGCTGAGAACCTTGGATGGCGTAGGACTGTTCAGACGCTCAAGGAGTTCCTTGGCATCCATAGCAAGCACCACAGCCGCACCCTTGAGGGAGTTACTCCTTAGAGTATACTCTCCCTGCGTAGGCTGGAAGCCGTTGGATGCGTCTAGGATTTCTTGTGCTTTGTCCATAGGAATAGTTACATATTTCAGTTTCTTGCTTCCGTGGCGTAGAGCGTGGCGTAGGTAGGTAAGCCCGTGGGACTTAATACTGTACGCCATTCTGGTC